TCCATCTCGTCGGCGTCGGCCAGCCGCGGTGCGACGATCACGTTGCGGCTCCAGCCCTCCAGCGCCATTCACGCGCTGCTGCTCCGCCGCAACGAGCGCCAGCAGAACGGCATCTCGACGCCGATCGCGTTCTCCTACGTCGATCGGACGAACGGCGAGGGCGGGTCCGCGGACATCTGCTACATCCGCACGGCTCCCGGCAGCCAGGTCGGCCGCAACGCCACCGTACGGACGTGGGTGCTCCACACCGGCGACTGGAAGCCGCTCATCCCGGCCGCGACGTAAGGGGGCAACATGGCCGAACGCAAGATCAACGGGCGTGTGTTCCGAACGGAACCCGCGCTCGCCAAGCGCGTCGTGGTGCTCCAGGCGAAGCTCCTGAAGGTGATCGGGCCGGCGACGTCCAAGCTTCCCACGATCGTCACCGCCTTTGGGAAGGACGCCGAGGGCAAGCGCAGTCCCGAGGATGAAGCGAAGCTGCAGGGCGCCGCGGTGTCCGCTCTCATGGACGTCTTCGCCCAGGCCGACCCGGACGAGTGGGGCGATCTGGTCGCCGAGGTGTGCGAGATGGCGCAGGTGCAGACCGACGGGCCGTCCAAAGTGTTCGACCCGGTGAAATTCGATGACCACTTCACCGGCCGGCTGGAAGACGTTGTTCCGGTCCTCGCTTTCGTGCTCCGGGAGCAGCTGGGCGGTTTTTTTCGCGGGCTCCTGGAGGGTGGGAACCTCGCCAGGGTGAAGGCGGCCTCCTAGAGCACGAGATCCGCCGGATCGCGCCGAACCTCGATATGTGGCTGTGGCGGCCGATCATGGCCGACCCGGCGCTCTACTCGATGCGCGATCTCGACACGTGGGTGACGATCGACCATGTCCTCGACGCTCACGAGGCGTTGGATCTCAGGGCGGCGCAGGCGGAGCGGGCCGCGCGGGACGCGGAGAGGAACTAGGCGCCGTCCGGCGGGAGGTATCCGTGCCCGATCAGCCAGTCACGGAGGATCCGGCGGATCGCCTCGGGGCGCTTAAGCGGAGGGTTCTCATCGGCTGCGAAGGCGTCGATGCCGTCGAGGCTGGGGCGATCAATGCGAAAATTGACCTGATCGGTGTCGACCTTGGGACGACCCCGTTTATTTTTCCTAGGATTTAATGTTGACCCGCTCATGAATTGATCCTAGGATAAAAATACGAGCCGAGCAAGAGGCGGCAACCTCTCACCCGGCCCTAACCGAAGCCAGCAATCGAGGTGCTGACATGGCTACGCAGAGCATACAGATTTCGACGATCGTGCGCGACCCGATGGTGAAGCGGGCGTTCCAGCGCATCGAGCGGGACTCGTCGGCCGGCCTGGTCGAGGCCGCGTCTCCGAAGCCGGTTCTCAAGGATGGCGCCGCCGTGCGCGTCCCTGAGTTCGCCTGAGGTGGGGAGCGTGCAGATGACCATCGAGAGCCGCACCGACCTGTCCGCGACCGTGGACGCGACGCGGATGCCGATCGTTCGGGAGATCGACGGCGAGATCATGGCCGACAGCCGCGACGTGGCGGCGTTCTTCGGCAAGGAGCACAAGCACGTTCTGGAGCGCATCCGGACACTCTCATGCTCGGATCAGTTTCGCCGGTCGAATTTCCGACCGTTCAAAAACAATGACTTAACGGGAGAAGCTACGTCGCACGTCTCCATGACCAAGGACGGGTTCGCGTTCCTGGTCATGGGCTTCACCGGCGGCAAGGCTGCGCAGTTCAAGGAAGCCTACATCGCGCAGTTCAACGCGATGGAGTCGGAGATCCGGCAGCGCGGTTCGACCTTCAGCCACATGATCCCGCAGGACCTGCCGTCGGCGCTTCGCCTCGCGGCCGATCAGATGGAGCGGGCAAAGAAGGCCGAGGCCGCACTGGAGGAAGCGAAGCCGAAGGTCGTGTTTCACGATCGCGTCGGCGAGGCAGTCAATAGCCAGAGCGTCGAGGAAGTCGCCAAGATGCTCGGCACTGGCCGGAACCGGATGTTCAAATGGCTACGGGATCAGAAGATCCTGATGCCTAACAACCTGCCGTACCAGCGCTATATCGACGCCGGCTACTTCAAGCCCGTTGAGAAGTCGCGGCCCGGAAAGCACGGGGAGAGCTACAACTACACCCAGACGTTGGTGACCGGTCGGGGGTTGCAGTACATCCAGCGGCGCTGGGATGCCGATCCGGAGACGGAACGGCAGCAGCTTCTCGGTCTCGATCCGGTCGGGGACCCGGTCGTGGGCGTTGTGCTCCGCCACCTGAACGGGGGAGGGCCGGTCCGATGAACCTTCTGGCCCTGAACAACGGAGACCCCTCCGAATTCCGAATGATGGAGTATGTCGGGACCAACATGGAGCCGACGATTCCTCGCGAGACCTTCATCGTGATCCGGCCGGTCGATCGCTTCGACTACGACGGCCTCTACATGGTGGACACCGGGTCGATCTATCGGTGCGATCGCCGCATCGGCGGGTACGTCTACCTGAAGAACGACTGCCCGCACTTCGGCGAGGGCTTCGCCATGCTGGAGCCGCACTTCAACGAGTGCGTGCGCGGGAAGGTGACGCACATTCTGCAGTGCCAAGACCGGACATACATGAGGCAGCGGGCAGCCGTCGCCTGACGGCAGGCAGGCCACACCAGAACCAGAGGGGCTCGCTTCGGCGGGCCCTTTTCGTTGGAGGGTCACCCCTTCCGCTCACAGTTGAAGCGCCCAATCTCCCGCATTTCTTTGCGAAGCATGGCGTGGAAGTCCCAGATCTTGATCACGAAAAAGTCGCCGACCGGCATCCCGTTTTGCATCGCGACCACACAGAGGAATTCGGCGAAGCCGTCCCGCCGTGTCCCGTCGTCGCTCATCGAGGCCCAGAAAGACACCGGCCCGGTGAACATGGCTTCCCTAATGCCGCTCTCCGCTCGGACAGCTTCGACGTAATCGTCCCGCCAAGCGTCCTGCGCACCTACCGGCAGCGCGACTGCGCAGAGCAGTGCTGCGATAGCGATCCGAACCATTTGCATCTCCACGAACGTGCGCCTCGGCGCCGGTCGGAGGAGGCTACCTGAGGTTTCGCCCCCATGGCAATTCTCGACGAGCTTGTCGCGGTCCTGGGCTACGACCTTCAGGGGGAGGATGACCTCCGGAAGTGGAACCGGGGGATCGACCAGGCACAGAAGAACCTCGACGGCTTCGCGCGTGCCGCCGGCGCCATGGCGATTGCGGTTGGTGCCGCGATGGCGGCCGCGGGCGCAGCGATCGGCAACTCGGTCATCCAGACGAATGCGCAGTTCGAGCAGTTCGAAGCGACACTGACCACCATCGAAGGGAGCGCGGAGAAGGCCCGCAGCTCCATGGATTGGATCACCGACTTCGCGATCACCACGCCCTACGAGTTGGGCGACATCACAGACGCGTTCGTGCGGTTGAAAGCCTACGGCATCGACCCGATCGACGGAACGCTGGAGACGCTGGGCGACACGGCGGCGGCCATGGGCAAGCCGCTTATGGATTCCGTCGAGATGTTCGCCGACGCGGCGACGTTCCAGTTCGAACGGCTTAGGTCGTTTGGCATCACTGCAAGTCAAGCCGGCGACCAGGTGACGTTCAGTTGGAACGAAAACGGCGTGGCGCTGTCGAAGACGATCAAGAAGAACAGCGACGACGTCCGAACCTTCCTGGAGGAGAACCTCGGCAGGCGCTTCTCCGGCGCAATGGAAATGCAGTCGAAGACCTGGAACGGCATCGTCTCAAACATTGGCGATACCTGGACCAAGTTTCAGAAGCAGATCGGCGATGCCGGGTTCTTCGACGCAATGAAGGATCGGCTCGGGGCCTTCCTCGAGACGCTCGATGTTCTCGCACAAAACGGCACCCTCGATCGCTGGGCGACGACGATTTCGGACGTGCTGGTCGGCGCCGTCGAGCGGCTGGACGAAGCCTTTTCGACGCTCGCCGCCGATGCGCAGTTCCTCTGGGGGATCCTCAGTGGCATGGATCCGGCTGTGCTGGACGCCCTGGCGATCTCCTTCGGCCTGCTGATGTGGCGCGCCTTCCCGCTCGCAGTCGCCCTCGGCGCCGTCGCTTTGGCGATCGAGGATATCGTCTCCTACCTTCGCGGAGCGGACGAGAGCATTTTCGGCTCGTTCGTCCAGTGGATCCAGGACGTGTCCGGCATGTCGGCGAAGGCGGCGGAGAACGTCGGCTTTCTCGCTGCTGCGATTGCCGGCCTGTCGCTTACGGGCATCGGTCGCACGCTCCTGTGGACGGGCATCCGCGCGGGCGCAATGTTCATCGGTGGACTAGCCGGAGCGATCACCGGCGCCGGCGCGCTGGTTCTAGCCGTCGCGGGCGGGGTGCTGATCTGGGCGTTCTGGGACAGCATCAAGGAAGCCGTCGACGGGCTGCCTCTCGCCGACGTGATGACGGCCATAGAGGAAGCCTTCACGACGGGCGACTGGTCCGGCGTCGGTGAACAGCTGATGGCATCCCTACTGGAGGGGATGCAGGCGGTGGGCGACCGGATCAAGGACTGGTTCCGTGGTCTGTTCGAAATCCAGATGCCCGAATGGCTCCGCCAGCTGTTCCCGGATTCGCAGGCGGTGGTCGGCGCCGGGTCGAGCAGCATCTCCGTCGGCGGGGGCACGGGCGGTGGATCGAGCGCTGCCCAGATCAAACTCTCCCCTGATGCCCAGGCCTACAAGGACCAGCTGACCTCCGACTCCGTCCTGCAGGCCTTCCAGCGCTACCAGGCCAACACCGGCAAGATGGACGGTGCCACAGCGGCGAACGCCGTGATGAACGACAACCGCGTCGACAGCCGGGATCAGTCCAACCACACCACGATCGAGATCGGAGGGACCACGGTGCACGTCCAGAGCGCGACGCAGGCGCCGGCGGCGGTCGGCCGTGCCATCGGTGAAGCCATCGGCGGTGCGGCGCGACAGTCCACTCCGGCTCGCGTCCAGCAGAACCCGCACTTCTGATGGCCACGATCGCATTCGCCCGCGCCATCGGATCGGTTCCGATCGCGTGC